AAATGAAGGCTTCAAAACATTTAAAGCTCTTAAAGTTTTGAGAACATTAGTAGTATGGATTATGTTTTTAACGGTATTGTTAGTTATCGAAAAAGGTTTTCCAGGTACGGGGTGGTTGAGTGAAACCATTTTGTTGCCATTCATAATATTTCAACTTGTTAGTGCATTAAAGAATGCATCGATGTTGGGATTGATTGAAGGAAAAGTTTTATTAGAAATTTTAGATAAAATTGATTTACATAAAGGTTTACGAAATAAAGGTTAAATATGAGTTTAGATACATCAAAAATTAAACAAGTTCCATTACCAGAGTCACAGTATATTAAAGAAGCAACGGAAAAGAAACAAATCGTATTGCATCATACGGCAGGTAACTCTTCAGGCCCGGGCACAATTAAAATGTGGGCCAATGATGATAGAGGACGAATTGCAACGTGTGTTACTATATCTGGTAAAGGCGTATCAAAAGATACATACGACGGAGAAATTTGTCAAGCATTTTCATCTAAGCATTGGGGATATCATTTAGGACTTAAACAAGATGTGTTTAAAGCTAAAGGTGTTCCTTACAAAGCATTAGATAAGATATCAATTGGAATTGAAATTTGTAACTGGGGTGGATTAGACAAAGTTGGAGATAAATTTTATAATTATGTGGATCGAGAAATTCCTGCAGATCAAGTGACGGAATTAGAAACGCCATATAAAGGACATAAATATTATCATGCGTATACAGATGCACAAATTGAATCTGTTAAACAATTATTGTTACATTGGCGAGACACTTACGGCATTGACTTAACATACCGAGAAGAAGATATGTGGTCAGTATCAACACGAGCTTTGAAAGGAGAAGTAGGTGTGTATACGCACAATTCATATCGTAAGGATAAATCGGATATCTATCCTTGTCCTCGTATGATTGCAATGCTGAAAACATTGTAATGCGCGACGCATTATCGGGCATATCATTAAAATCAAAGATAGCACTAGGAATTGCTGGTGCTATCATGTTTATTTTCTTTGCTGTGCAAACATGTGTCGTATTTGGTTTATGCTCGCCTAATTATGAATTAGCAAGATTTGGGTATGGTTGCGTAATTGGATTCATGCCCCCATTCTTTGTATTCGTTTCCGAATTCTTATTGCAGAAACGCAAAATGATTGAAGAGATTGATAATCAGGTTGGAGAAGTTCGCAAACAAAATACATATCTAGAACATGCAGCAAAGATACTTAGACACGATATGCATTCAGGTATTAATACTTATATTCCTAGAGGCGTATCATCTTTAGAACGCAGAGTACCTGATTCTGTAATCGCAGAATTAAAAATTGAAGCACCATTGAAAATGATAAAGGAAGGACTTGCTCATTCCCAAAAAGTTTATAAAGGTGTTTATGAATTTACTAATCTAGTAAAAAAAGATGCTGTATTAGATAGAGCCGATCACAATTTAAAAACTATTTTAGAAAACTATCTAGCATCGACTTCATATAAAAGTCAAGTTGTTATTGACGAATTACCTGTTGTATCAGTTAATGAATCATTGTTTTGTACAGCATTAGATAATTTAATTCGCAATGGATTGAAATATAATGATAGTGATTCCAAGTTAGTTAAGATATATATGGAAAATGATTTGTTGATTTTGCAAGATAATGGCCGCGGAATAACTCAACAAGAATTTGATACGTTGTCTCAACCATATACTAGAAAAGAAGGACAAAAAGAAACTGGTAGTGGGTTGGGATTAAACATTTGTATTGCTATACTACAAGAACATGGATTTGGAATTTCATGTGAAAAAAACAATATTGGAACTAAATTAAAAATAAGGTTGGCATGAAACGGTTATTGACGATATTACTTATTGCAATATCTTTTATATCATTATCACAAAATTATCCAGTACAAACTATATTAAAAGGCGATTCTGTAGTTATTTATACCGTTGAACAAAATCAAGATATAGAACTTCTTCTTGCAAATCAACGCAGCAGAGTTGCATTTTATAAAAACAATATTGCTAAACAACAAACAATAATTGACAGTCTTAATCAAGAATTAATAAAACAACAAATCAAACAACAATTGGTAATCGATAGCCTACAAGCTGTTGCTAACAATTTACAATTCACTCTTAAAAATAAATTTAGTAACTTTGATAGTTTGCAACAAAGATATGATAGTGTTAGTACATGGTTGTATAATACGGCATCTAGCAATGCAATCATATATTATTCATATACTAAGTCTACAGTTATGGCAATAGACTTAGCTTCTTATATAATTGTTGGACATAAAAGAACTGGTAATTTTTCTGTAGCCAGACGTGGACCAGTTTCCGATGATCCATATTGGAAAAATTATAATCGAGAGATGAAAGATGAACCTAATGAAGATTGGTTAACATATTATAAAGATAGATGGAGACCAACTCAATTTCAATTCCCTTATCAAATACTACCAACGCCATGAAACATTTATTATTAACGATACTATTGTTATGCGGAACCATTAACGTTACGTCGCAAACTAGAATAATCGATCCAGAACAATCAATTGTTTGGGTTAAAGGAATACCTACATGTCCTGAAGACCCGCAGATAACAGCTTTGATTAATAAAATTGGAATTGATGATTTACAAAAATCAAAACGCAATATTACTAAGAATGAAGCTGATATATGTAGACAATTAGGTAAAGCGTTTAGGCAAAAGGACATGTATGAAGGAGCCGATTGGTATTTTGAACGAGTAAAGGCACATGTTGAAATTGTAAAATTAGAACCCGAAGTTGTATTTGAAGAAGAAGTACCTGCAGATATAGCAGCAAGCTTGCAAAGTGATAAAGAATTTTTGCAGAGCATACCAAAGTCTTTTGAAAATGTGAGTCCAACGGACATGAAGAAATTAGCACAAGAGATTGAAGGCCAGATAGAAAAACTAATCAAAGAAAAAGAAGCACTTATCAAGAGTCATGCTAGTCCCGAAGTAATTAAAGCAAAGGATGAATCTATTAAGAGTTTAGGCAAAGAAAAGACAATCATTGATTTGACCGTTAAAGAAGAAGAAATGAAAATTGAAACGGTTAAATTAAAAGATGATGCAAAGAAATTAAATAATTATTTGATTGGTGCTGGTATTACTATTTTACTTATGTTTTTAGGTATTATGGTTTTATTCCAAAGAAAAACAATTAAAGGTCAAGACAAAGAAATACTTAGACAGTTGGCAGATATAAATACTAAAAACACCTACTTAGAATATGCTGCGCGAATTATTAGGCACGATATGCACTCTGGTATCAACACATACATACCACGTGGGATATCGTCATTGGAAAAAAGATTACCTGCGGATACTATCAAAGAACTTAAGATCGAAGGTTCACTTAAAATGGTACGCGAAGGATTAAATCATACACAACGAGTTTATAAAAGCGTATATGAATTTACCAATCTAGTTAAACGTACTGTAGATTTTGATACGGACGAACAAGATGTTACGCAATTATTAAATGGCTATTTTGAAAAGACATCTTATGCTAAACAAGTTTCAATTTCAGAGTTAGGAGTATTGCCAGTTAATTCAATTTTATTTTGCAATGCAATTGAAAATTTAGTTAAGAATGGATTGAAATATAATAACAGCGAAAACAAAACTGTATCAATATTTATAGAAGACAATCATATCATAGTACAAGATAATGGAATTGGTATGACGAATAGAGAATTTAAAAAACATTTAAAATCGGTTTCGAAAGAAAATAATGATGAAATTGGCCTTGGATTAAACATATCTTTTGCTATATTAAAAGAGCATGGATTTGATATGGAATGTGAGGAAAATGAAATTGGAACTAAAATAAAAATAAAAGTAAAATAAAGAAAAGAGATGATTGATTCAATTTTGTTAGTAGATGATGAGGATTTATTCCATTTAGTGTTTGAAGATGCATGTTCGTTGCTTGATATAAGTTTATCATTGCAATCATTGAGTAGTGCAGATGAAGCTGAAAAGAAATTTAAACGATGGTTTAATGATGGCGGTTCGGATGAAAAACCAGAATGTGTATTTGTTGATTTAAATATAATTGGTAGTTCATTCGATGGTATTGAATTGATACGAAAAATTAATTTCGAATATGGCAATCAAGTTGTCATCGGAATTATTTCATCATCAAATGAATCAGAAGAGCAAGCACGTGCTATACAAGTAGGAGCACAGTTTTGGATTATCAAATCAGATGACATAG